AAATTTGTTAAGTATATTTTCAGTTGAACCTACTGCTACTGGTTCATTCTGCTGTTTATTTTTATTTCGGAATTTCTGAAGTACATTATTTTTAAATTCCTCTGGATCTACCACATCGTCATCTTCTACATGTTCATTTACTTTATGAGCTAATCCAATTTCTACTGCCTCATTGGCGGTAAACCATGTTTCATTCGCAATCATTGTCTCAATTTCTGAACGTTCCCCTTGATAACGAGTCATATAAATATCCGCAAGCGATTTGTCAATTCCCTCAAGAGCATTCAATGTCTTGCGAATATCTAATTTTGTCCCCCACGTCCATGTAGAAGCTTCATGAATCATTAACATAGAACCTGTATTCATAATTAATTCGTCTGCTGCCATTGCAATAATAGATGCGGCGCTTGCTGCCAGTCCATCTACGTTAATGATGATTTTTGCCGGATGGTTTTTAAGTTGGTTATAAATCGCAATCCCATCAAATACATCCCCACCAGGACTATTCAGATTGATATTAATAACATTAGCCGAAGTAGCTTTTAATGTTTTCTCAATATCAACTGCTGATGTAGAATCACTCCACCATGATTCGCCAATATCACCATAAATCGTTATGTCCAACGAATCAGCTTTTGCTTCTGCTTTAAATGCATGTTGGACATTAGCTAGATGATTATACTGTTCATTTTTATAACGTCTCATTCTTTTCACCTCCCTCCAAAGAATCAGCTTCTTGATAGTTCTTTGTAACAAAGCGTTTATTTGCCCATTCTTCTTCAATTGGCTCTCTACCTAGAATAGTTAAGATATCATTGATAGATAAGCCACCTATTGCAAAGAGCTTATCTAATGCTGTCGCTAGTTTGGTAATATCAACAACTTTAATTTTCGTTGTATCAATCTTTAAATAGGACCGTTTCAAGAAATCCTTTTTCTTGTACATCTTACGATTAAATTCATCTTGGATTAGTTTCGCAATGGGATTAATACAAAAAGCTAAAAAAGAATCCATTTGTTTTTCAATATCTGCAACGTCACCCTTCAAAATACCTACGGGAACATGGAAGGCTGTCGCAACATAATTGAAAATATCATTAATTAAGGCTGCTATATCCCTACTCGTTCCGTTACTTGAGGTACCTTTCTGACCATCGCTAAAATCCTCAAGACTATAACCATCTTGTAATTGAAATGTAGATGTTTCTTTATTTGGATCTAACCAATTTTTAAGTTGATTATCAAATAACTCATCTACTTGTTTTTGTGTTTCGTCATCTTGTGCTCTAAAAAAGTTCCCCTTTAGTAAAAACCGCTTACTGTTCTTTCGTTTGTAATAATTAATGGACGATATTAATAGTTTCCCTAAACTTTCATACATTCCATCGATTACTTGCATAATGTTTTCATCATTTAATTTAAAATATAAAACCTCAGACTCTTTGTATTCTCGCCTCAAACTTAAATCACCAATAACAACATTCTTGTATTCATTTTCTTTAAATGCATAATGATCTACCGTAAATTCATCAGCAATATACAATTGGTCATTTGACATAATAACCAAACACTCATTATCATCGATTAAATGATGCACAAGACTATGCATAAATTCAGAAGCATTTTGATTTTGATTCGGTTGAACATTTAGTAGATAGTAATTTTCTCCACGAATTTCTTTTCCCTTATCAAACGTTTGTATTTCACACATTGTAAGTGCATTTGCAATCAAATCAATACAACTTTCCACTGCTAACTTCTTATAAAAATAATCTACTTTTAATTCATAATCACAACCATCTACAGTTCTAAAATTTTTACCACTCAAAAACCCTTTAAACCAATCAATTACCCCCATTTCACACCTCCTTTTAACCACCGAATACTCTAAACATTTTCTTAATTGTCTCTTTTGTAATAGGGATTCCTTCTTTTAACATTCCATCTAGAGTTAGGGCATGTATTAACGCCATAAATCCATCCGTTTTACGTAAATAAGGTTCGATTTTTTCATAACTAATATTTCCTTTTGAATCTTTATCTACATACACATTATTGGTGTACCAACGCATCATACGATCTGCACCGTATACAATGCTCTCCGTTGCAAACATTTCTTCCACTACAGGTTGTAGCTTGGTATGTGTTACCTTTCCACTACGAGCTATCTCAAGATGAAAACCTGCTTCTTCAAAGATTTGTTTAATATAATTAATCCTATATAAGTCTGAAGCGATTGATTTTATATTGTATATTTTCGCTTGTTTAATAAACCATCCTAGAATATGCTCTGGTTTATTAATGACATCATCGATAATCGTTACAAGCCCTTCATCTATCGCTACTTGAATATCAATTTTAAAGTTTTTATTCTTTAATGCTTGACGATTAATAAAAGTATGATGTTTCCAGTACCTTTTCCCTTTATATTTAAATAACAAACCTACACCAACAAAATCATTAATATCCGAGAAATCAATACCACCTACACAAGTCTGTCCTTTTAATTCCTCCAATGGAAACTCTTGATCAGTAGCTTTTATTTGCTCCCAACTTGCTACAGAGAACATCGTTTCTTCTTGTGGTAAATTCATACGTTTTGTCATGAATTCAATCCGTGCGGAAGGTCTGGTTTGCATGTTCTCATATTCCGTTTCCATCTCTTGCTTCAAATGAGGAAAATAAGGTAATGAAGGGTTTGCCTTCTCCCACATTTCAAAATCATCCACTTCACTTTCATCATCTAATTTACAAAGAAACGGAAACATACGTGAATTAGGGAGTTCCCCATTCAATACTTGCCTAGCCACATCTTTAAAATCATCGAGTACACCGCCACGCACATCTCCATCTGTAGTTAAATAAAAACGGCGTGGATGTTGTACCTTCCCTAATGCTGATGTAAATACTTTGATGTTGTCATAACTTTCGTAGGCATGAATTTCATCAAAAATAACAACTCCAGGACGTAAACCATCTTTCGTCTTAGCATTGTTCGTATAATATTTAATTTTCGATTTTGTTTTCTTGTATACTATTTTTTCTAATGTCCATTTAAAGAATTTCTTCATTCTCTTTTTATACTCTTCTAATACATCATGAACATCCATAAACGACGTTAAAGCCTGTTCCTTTGAAGTAGCTACAATATCAACGTTATATCCTCGAATCCCTTGTTTGCTAACTAAGTAGAAAGCTAGTGCTGCAATGAAACCATTTTTCCCAGCACCACGGCCCATCAAAATTAAAAACTCATTAAACACAAGCGTTCCGTCATCATAAAACAAACCTACACAGCAAGCCAAAATAAAATCTTGATGTGGTAATAGTTCAAACGGAAAATATCTTTCAATACATTCTTTTGCTTCTGTAATTTCATCATGATTGATAACAATGTTGTTTTGGCTGAGTTTCTTCTTTAAAAGTCCCATTAATAGTTTGACTTCTTTCGATGACTTCACCTGGCCGCTTTCGACCATATTTATATAGTTATCAATATAGGGATGATACTTATAATTCGTCATCGTCATCACCTGTATTTGGATTTTGCAAATTCATCTTTTTAATTAACTCTGTCATACTACGAATCGTTTCCCGGTATTCCTTTCCGGCTGGATTAGGCTTAATTCCTTTTTGCCCTCCACCGTTATCCCATGTAACCATACGTTCTTTCTTCCATTCTCTTTCCAATGCTTTCGATGCATCCCACAATGCCATGTATTTATCGACCAAATCAATGTACACCGCACTGTCCATTTCTTCATTTTCCAATTGTTGTAATAAATCTTGTTTAACTTGCATCTTTTTAGAGAGTTTTCGCAACTATACCCCCCCTTTACTAAAAAAAATAAAAAATATATTTTCTCACCACCTCCCCCCGTTGAATGGTCCTCCTACTAAAAACCAAACTTTTTGACCCGGGGAGTGTTTAAGAAACTAATTCAAAGTAAATTTCAATAAAATCCAAAATAAAAAAGACTTCCTCACTAGAAATCTTTAGAATGTCTGTAGTAAATATTACATTCTCTTCTTCTTGCAATCTTTCTCTAACATCATTAAGTGTAAGTCTCTTGCACTTCCTTGGGTTCACACAATCTCTTATCTGGCAATAACGCCAGTAAGAATACTTTCGGAACTGATTAAGCATATCGCGTTCATATGACGTACGCTCGTCCTTCTCAGCGTATTGAATCATTAAATCCGTATCGAATGTCCAACTACCATCCACAATAATCATAGCTACCACCGTTCCTCATTCATGAACTTAGGTACCTTCTTCTCAACCTTATCTAAGCGATTATGTACTTCATTGTGACATCGAATGCATAAGCATTGCAGGTTATCTAAATCCATTGCTAAATGTGGATGTGTCTTCACTTCTTTAAAGTGATGCACATTCTCAGCAGCTTTGTATTTACCTTTTGATTTACATATCTGGCACTCGTTATTATCACGCTGTAGAGCCTTGATCCTTAGCGCTCTCCACTCTTTAGACTTATAGAACTTCATAAGTTTACCTTCTCTTATGAGCTTAATATAGTCCCTCAT